GACTTGATGTTCATGGTGGGGTTATTGATGAACTTGCGGCTATAAAAAATAGAGATATTTATGATTTGGTAAAACAGGCAATGGGAGCTAGACGGCAACCGTTGCTTTTTTGTATTACAACAAACGGATTTATCAGAAATGGAATATTTGATGCACAGTATGACTATGCGGCAGGAATCCTGGAGGGAAAAATACAGAATAATAGATTTCTTCCGTTCATTTATGAACTTGATGACAGGGAAGAATGGGATAAAGAAGAATGCTGGGAAAAGGCAAATCCTGGCCTTGGTCCGATTAAATCTTACGATTATCTCCGCCAAATGGTGCAGAAAGCAAAAGCTGATCCTACATTCAAACCAACAGTTCTTGTAAAAGACTTTAATCTTAAGCAGACAGCAGAAACTGCATGGCTTCGGTGGGAAGATCTTAATAATGAAGAGCGAATTGGAGATAAAAAATTTCGTTATGGAATTGGCGGGTTTGATGCAGCTGATTGTGTGGATCTGAATGCTGCGAAGGTACTCTGCATGCGCAAGGGTGATGAAAAGATATATGTTAAGCAGATGTACTGGCTTCCACAACGTGTATTGGATGAATATGAAAACTCCGGCAGAAGACAGGGACGTGACAATGCACCATACACTTTGTGGAAAGAACAGGGCCTGCTGAGAACGGTTGATACCTATAAGGTGAATAAGAAGGTGATCTTGGACTGGTATCTGGAAATACAGGAGAAAGAGGATATTTACATGATGGCAATAGGCTATGATCCCTGGCATATTGATGATTCACTTTTGCGAGAATTCGAAGCAGCTTTTGGAAAATCTGCAATGATACCGATCCGGCAGGGCGTTGCGACTCTTTCTCAGCCCATGAAAGAGTTAAAGGCGGATCTGAGTGCAAAGAAGGTCGTTTACGATAACAATCCAATTGACAAAATGTGCCTGGCAAATACGGCGGTAAGGACTGACATAAATGGAAATATTCAGCCTGTAAAAACAGATGATCCAAGAAAAAGAATTGATGGAACTATGGCGTTGGTTGATGGCTATGTAGTCCTTAGAGATAAATTTGATGAGTATATAAGCTTGATTTAAGCAGGAGGTATATATGGCATTTTGGAACAGAAACAAAAACCGAGGAAGGGAACCTACCGCAGATAAGCCAAATACAAGTGAACAATATAAAATGGTGACAACCTGGGGCGAACATTATTATTCTTGGAATGGAAAACTGTACGACAGTGATATCATCCGGGCCTGTATTCGTCCAAAGGTGAAATCTATCGGAAAACTTGTGGCAAAACATATACAGGAAAACGAAAAAGGGTTAAAGGTAAACCCCAAAACCAGTATAAAGATGCTTTTAAGTAACCCGAATCCTTATATGACCGGGCAAATGTTCCAGGAAAAGCTTGGGAATCAGCTGTGCCTTAGCAACAATGCTTTTGCACTGATCGTTCGAGATGAGAATGGATATGCAGAGCAGATGTATCCGATTCCGGCAACAATGGTGGAAGCGATATATGGAGATACAGGGGAGCTTTTTCTGAGATTCACTTATAAGAATGGAAAAGCAGGTACCTTTCGGTATTCGGATATTATCCACTTACGCCAGGATTATGAGGGAAATGATATCTTCGGAGAAAATCCGGCACCGGCACTGGCTCAGCTAATGGAGTGTGTTGGATACATTGACCAGGGAATTGTGAAGGCAATTAAAAATTCCGGAATTATCCGTTGGCTGCTGAAATTTACCAGTTCCATGCGTCCGGAAGATGTAAAAACCAATGTAGAACAGTTTGTAAAGAATTATCTTGCTATTGAAACGGATACTTTCGGAGCAGCTGGTGTGGATGCTAAGGTTGACGCAAAACAGATTGAGGCAAAGGACTATGTTCCGAATGCGTCACAGACAGATCGGATCACAGACCGGATCTATTCTTTTTTCAACACCAACAAACATATTGTGCAGTCAGATTGGAATGAAGATCAGTGGACTGCATATTATGAAGCGGAAATTGAACCAGTTGCAATACAGCTTGGGAAAGAGCTTACAACAAAGCTCTTTTCACCACGAGAGAGAGGCTGTGGAAATTACATCACATATGAATCCAGCAACCTTCAGTGCGCAAGCATGAACACAAAACTTGCATTTCAGTCCATGGTGGATAGAGGCGCAATGACACCCAATGAGTGGCGTGCAATCTTGAATCTGGCACCTATTGAGGGCGGAGATAAGCCAATCAGGAGACTGGATACCCAGGTGGTGGACATGTTGGAAAGTATGCTTAACAAAATGAACGGTGAAAATTACCGCGAAATGACAGGCTTAATGGGGCAATTGTTAAAAGCTGCTTATATAGAGATGCATGGAGGTGAAAAGAAAGTTGAAACATAGAATTGATGTCAGAGGAGCAATGATACCAAATGACTACAAATGGTATTATGACTGGTTTGATGAAGACAGTACGTGTCCGAGAGACGTAATGAAGGTTTTATCGGCAGCAGTCCCAGGAGATGAGATTGAGGTATATATCAATTCCCCAGGCGGAATAATCGATGTTGGATCTGAGATTTATACCTTACTCAGGCGCGCTGCGGAAAAACACGATGTGCGTATATACATTATGGGGGAGGCTTGCAGTGCTGCTTCCATAGTGGCATGTGCCGCTTATTGTGAAATGTCTCCAACGGCACTCATGATGGTGCATTGTGTATCTTCAGGAGCCAGGGGAAATCACAGTGATATGGAGCACATGGCAGAAGTCCTTAGAACTGCTGATCAGGCATTGTGCACGGCATACACTGCAAAAACTGGAATGTCCGAGTCGGACGCACTGGAAATGATGGAAAATGAAACCTGGCTTACTGCTGAACAGGCGAAAGAACGAGGCTTGATTGACAAGGTGATGTTTCAGGAGCCGGAAGAAAAGCAACCTTTCGTTGCTGCCGTAAATTTCCACTTGCCATCATCTGAGCAGATGGCGAAAGTAAAAGCTATGATGGAAGCTGATACAGGGGATGGCGGAGAGAAAGAAAAAGCTGTAAAAATAGCCAGGGCAAGAGCTGAATTATTATCTTTGGCTGAAAGAAAATTAATGGATTAACAGGAGGAATGAGAGATGACTTATAACGAGTACACAGAAAGTCGTAAAAACCTTATCACAGAGGCTAACGGTCTTATCAATGAAGGAAAACTGGATGAAGCAAATGCCAAAATGGAAGAGGTAAAAGCTCTGGATGAAGAGTGGGACAAGACTGCAGAAGCAATGGCAACTGCAAAAGCTCTGGAAGGTAACCAGCGTACATTCAATGTCCAGGATCTGAATGATTCCGTAGCAGCGGCTGCTGCAAGTGGTGGAGAGGCCACAGCGAAAATGAGCTTTGTACAGGAGGCTGCTGGCAGCCTAGAGAATGATCAGCATAGTACTGATGCCTATAAAATGGCATGGGCTAAAACCATGATGGGAAAAACTCTTACTGCAAAAGAAACAGAGATTATGGAAAAAGCAAATGCATATACCCATACAACTGAAAATGCTGGAGTGGTTATTCCAAAAACAGTAGCTGACGGTATCTGGGATATGGTAGAAGAGCTGTATCCGTACTGGAACGATATTCAGAAAACCTATGTCAAAGGCAACTACAGCGTTCCAATTGGAGATGAATCCACTGCTGCCGAATGGTACGAAGAGGCAGACGTAACTGCAGATGGAAAAGATACACTGAAGGAGCTTGCACTGAATGGCTGTGAATTATCCAGAAGCGTAACTATTTCCTGGAAACTGAAAGAGATGTCAATTGATGATTTTATTAATTATATCCAGCGGAAACTGGCAAGAAAAATTGGTGCAGGGCTTGGATATGGAGTAACCCACGGTAAAGGAAAACCAAGTGCAAGCGATCAGTTCAAGTCGGAACCCTTGGGTGTAGTTACAGCACTGGAAAAGGAAGATAAGACACCACAGATTACAACTTATGAGAAAGGAAAGCTTGCATACCAGGATTTGACCAATGCGAGAGCAAAGGTAAAAGTCGGGGCGAATGAGCTTAAGATTTATGCTAATTCCACTACTATCTGGAGTGAACTGGCAAATGTGACTGATAAAAATGGAAAACCGATTTTTATTCCGGATCCATCTGCCTCCGGTGTATTTAGAGTGCTTGGAATGATGGTAAAACAGGATGATTCCATGGAGGACGGTGAAGTCCTGATGTCCAGCCCATATGTAGGCTATCAGGCAAACGTAAACAAAGACCTCACGGTAATGACTGAGGATCACGTAAAAGCCAGAAACACTGATTATTGTGGATATGCTATCGCGGATGGTGGTGTTATTTCTACAAAGGCACACTCCCTGTTGAAACATACCGTGACAGAAGCTGCAAGTGATACAGATCAGAAAACTCAGGCGGGGGAATAACAAGCCGGGCAGCAGCGGCGACAAATACTGTTGACTACAGTGCCTACACAATAGCACAGTTGAAAGCAGCAGCCAAGGAAAAAGAAATCCCAGGATATTCTAAAATGAAAAAAGAAGAACTGCTGGAGGTGCTTATGAATGATGTTTTCTGAAAATCTGATTCAAGACCTTATGAGAACAGTTCGGGGAAAATCTCAGGTGACAAAGCTGGACGTCACGGATCTTGCAGAGGCGTGTGTAGTAGATCTTAGCTTGGTGGGAGTATATGTAACCGATCCAGAAGAACCCTTGTGTAAGCAGGCTTTAAAACTTTATTGTAAGGGGCATTATGGATATGACAAAGATCAAGAAACATTCAGGGCGGCATATGCCGCCCTGAGAGATTCTATGGCGCTTTCTGGAGATTACGGTAAAAAAGAGGTGAACCAGAATGGATGAAGAAGCAAAGCTTCTGGTAGTGAAAAATGCGAAGGATAAAGATGGATTTGCGGAGGAAAGCATCACGGAAGAATACCCAGTTTATGTAACTGAAAAATCTGCTACAAGATCTGAGTATTACGCAGCTTTACAAGCAGGAATTCAGATTAAGCTTGTGCTTGAAATGAGACTGGAAGACTGGGAACAGACTGCGCACCTATCGGGAAACAGAAAGGAATATGCTACACAGCTGGAATATGACGGTGCTGTATATGATATTTTGAGAACCTACAGGACAGATAAGGCAAAAATAGAAATCATATGCACATAGAGGTGAGAAGATGAATGTGAACCAGAAAATTGAAAATGCACTTTCGGACTTGGCAGCAGGAAATATCTGGCCGCTGGCGTGTCCGTTAGAGGAAAAACCGAATACATTTGCAGTATATATGATTGAGCGGACAACCCCGGCGGATTATGGAGATGATTCGCACTGTGAATGGATTCAACACCTGGAAATCACATGGTTTTCTCGTTCTGCATCCGGGAGCAAAAGGAAACCGGTTAATTACCTGGCAGCCGAAGAAAAGATTATTGCAGCGCTTGAAACAGCAGGGTTCACAGTCAAGAATTCTATTCCTGGCTATGAAGGGGATACTGGTTATACAACTTGTACCATTACATTTTGCATTAGGAAGGAGCAATGAAGCAATGGCAAAGTGCAGGGTGGATTCCATGGATGATCTGCTGCAGACACTGGAGAATGCTGCAGATGTTGACTCAATATCAGAAGAAATGCTCACAGAAGGAGCGCAGGTCCTTCAAAAGAACATTCGTGAAGAGATAACCAGCGCAGCGGACCGCGGATATGCAACAGGAGAACTGGCAAGCTCGGTGATACCAGATACTCCAGAGAAAAATGCGTTTGGTCATTACGTTAGTGTCAGACCGGTTGGAATTGACAGTAAAGGCGTAAGAAACGGAGAAATGTGGGGATATCTGGAGAATGGAAACGGAGGTAATCAGAAACCTCACCCATTTGAAGATAGAGCAACAAAAAGATCAGAGACTGAATGTACAGAGAAAATGCAGGAAGTATTTAATAGACATATAAACATATAGTAGGAGGATATTAACATGGCTAAAATTGGATTTGAGTACATTGTAGC